CATCCATGTGTTGGACTAGCAACCAAGCCGCATATGGTGCCGCAGGATAACTTCCCTTACCATCCGCACCTTTGTCAGCAAGGATGGCATCTATATTTTTGGTAATATATGTCCAAGCCTCATTCTGTAATGACAACCGCTGTGTTGGGTCTTTAATTTTTTGGTCTTGATCCATCCAAACATTCAACTGATTGCGAACAGGATTGATAGTATTATCTGGTTGTTCAGTATCTTCATTTGCCAAATCAGGCGCAACCATATAACTGTTCTTGCTACCTGGTGGAAATTCAAAACGATTAGCGCCTTGATCACGGGCAGCAGCACGAGCCTTCTTAAACTGCATCGTCCACCAACGACGATTAGCATAATCCTTATTGCCCATATAGGCTTTTGGATCAGCAATACGCAATTCGTTCCATTGGTCAGCGGTTAGGTCTTCATTTATTTGCACACCCATTGCTTGCAACATAGCACGAGCAACTACACGGTCTTTTTCTTTTTCTACTTCGGGCAACTGTGCATAAGTTTGTTGGGCAAGAGCATAACGTTTCTTTTTCTTGTCGGGAATAGTTGGCGTATCTAACTGCAACTTGCCCATATAATCAGCCATAGCAGTTTTATTCCAACCATCGTGGATAGCGCCAGCAATGGCTTCTACATCTGTAATGCCGCTATCAATCATACGCTTTGCAGCAGTGGCACTTTCAATATTTGCCAACCAACCAAAGTTATTGCCAGGTGTAGATAAGCCATAATGATAAGCATCATCTAGGGCTTTGTCGCTAATATGTGCAAGTTGTTCTACTGATAGGCTTTCACGGATAATACTTTCAGTAATAATACTTTCTTCTACACTTTCACCGAGTCCCATACCAATACGTACTGCTTGCATAAGTGTCTTGCCATCTACTGTGATATTTGGTGGCACACGTGTTGCACGTTCAAATGCTTCTGGATCGCCGCTCTTGGCTGCTTCACGAGCATTTGTTGCACTAGTTAGTCGTGGGCTTTCCATAAAGGATAGCGGTTCAAAGTGGTAGAAACCGTGTGCTACTTGTTTGCCGTTGTATTGTTCCAATACTGGTCGCATTGATGCCATATCGTCCTCACCAGCCACGAAAGTGGCACTGCGGAAGCCTTTGTCATAAAGATATGCGGCTGCTTGGAGAAATGTTTTGATTGATGGGTCTTCAACGAGATGTCCTTGTGTTTGTGGATAAAGTGCTTTTACCCATTTTACTTTTTGATCATAGGTAAGTGGATTCTTTTTAGCATCTTGGCTTTTACTAAGAAATAACGCCCAACTGCCTTTCTTTGCCACGCTTGCAAGAGTATTGATTAACCCTTCGTGTCCAAAGTGTGGAGGATTCATACGTCCAAATGCAAATGCAATATGCGGATTTGGTGCTTCATTAAAAATAGTGCGGTGGCTTAGGGTCATTATACAATCCAGATAAAATATTTATCTGGTTTCTGCATTGGTTTTAATTTGGTGTCCAGCGGTGTCTCGGAACTAATTTTATATTTGGTTGACCAAATTGAACATAACCTTCACCGCCACGTTGACCTTTGGTAGTCTGTTGAATATTGCCACCTTCGCTATCTAATTGGTCGATAATATTATTTTTAACATCACGAAGATTTTCTAGCACTGCAAAGGTGGCAATAAAACCTTTGCGATTTTGCGCAATCCAATCTTGAATCTTTTGTTGCATTGGTGCGCTCTGCTTACTTCCGCTGCTCAGCCAATTTGTAAATTCACTTGCAAGATCACTTGTTCTACCAACTCGTGCCATTTGGTTGTTAAAATTGTACAATACACCCTTGAAACCTGCCATCTTCATAGCGGCAAGGCGTTCATCATTTAAGAAGTTATCAATAGCAGTTTTATTAACACCTACATACTTTTGTAAATCTTGTAGTTTTTTTGTATCAATTTTGACTGGTTGCTGTGCATATCGTGGACCCAGTACAATTAGTCCTTGTGTTTTGTTAAATGGTGTAAAATCATCAATGGGTTGTTGTTGGTCATCGCCCATACCAAACTGTGGAAAGTATGCGTGACCTACAACTGCTGCGGTTGCACGGGCAATTTGTTGACCAAGTTCAGTTGATTGTGGAACACTGTATGTAACATTATTAGGAGTAAAGGTATAAACATTATTTTCTAGTGGAGGACGACGCATAAAAAGCAAGTCACCATATACATAACCACGAAAGTCTTTTGGAGTAGCTGTTTCAAATAGTGCCCAAAGGCTAGCATATTCATTTGCAAAACGCATACGCTCATCTTGTTTATCAGGCGCAACATTGCCTGTATTCATAATAAACTTTACAAGTTCTGCTGGACTTTGACTTTTTCCACTACCATCTGGTTTTAACCAACCATTGTGACCAACCATGATAAACTTGCCATCAGGTTCACGTCCCCAATATACTTGTGGTTTGCCATCCCATTTTAAACGAACAGTTTTTGGATTACTTGCAATTTGAAACAAACGATTAATAGCTTTTTCAGCACCACCACTGCCTTCAATAAGAACAAGGTCTTCTACGTGTTGAAACGCACGACCAACTTTAGGTGCTTCGCTAATAATCTGATTAATAAACATCAAATATTTATAGGTTTACAAATTTTCTAAGAACCACATATAGGTAGGAACGGTTAATGTCAATTGATATTCTCCATTCCAACCTATAGTTGTATATTTTTCTGGTTCTGGAATATCACTATAGATAGGTATTCCTTTTTTTGTTCCTACTTCTTTGTAAAAGTTGCTTAACTTATAAAATAAATAATCAAGTTCAATTTCATCTATTTCTATTTGCTTAATGCATAAAAGTTGGTCAAGCAAAATATTATTATTTTCATCAAGAATAGTATGTTTCCATTTTTTTCCTAACAATCTTATTTTAATTGTATGATTGCCTTCTTCTAACTTGCGGGTAAATTGAATGGATTTATCTTTTCCCTCAGACATTTTTTCCGAAACAGCATCTTTGTCGATAACTTCATCATTAAATAGTATTTCATAAATTGGCGGCTCATCATGCCAAACACTAGTTAATACAATCTTGAATGTTACTTCTTCCATTTCTGTTGTTTCGTCGGTCATTTTTTTTAACCTTTTTTCTTACCTAATTTTAACTTAATAGGTTGAGGAGTTGCTGTTGGTATTGCAGGCTGTGCTGCAGCTTGTGGTTGCTGTGGATCAAGATGATGTGGTCCACCATTTGACGTTTGGTTAGTCAATACCTTTTTAAGTTCCTCAACATTGCCTTCATATTTGTGATAACCAGTATGGTCAAGCTTGATGCCTGTATCAGCAAATATCTTTCCACCAGCCATGCGCCATAGGTAGCAGAAAGTCCAATCTTCACTTAGATAATTATCATCCTTATCAATCATGGTATCAAACAAACCATACATAAGTGGCTCATACTGCGCACCAATGCCAATATTATCACGATACTTTAATTCTGGATGCAAGTTAATTAACTGCTCAATGACCTGTCGCTTTACCATCATGAAGCCAGTTCCTAATGTAGAAACTTCAACTAAGTCGCCCATTACTACAGGATTTGGAACAGTGTTAATAACATATCGAATAGGAATACGCTTCATTGGATATACGCCACCAACAACATCTTGGTTGGCAAGTAACAATCGAATGATTGCTTCTGGATCAAAACCTAAATCAACATCAATAAACATAAGGTGAGTTGCAGCTTGATTAAACAAAAACTTTGCAACAAGATTGTTGCGACCACGAGTAATAAGACTTTCATTAACCATTGTATCAATACTATAGTTTAGTCCCATCTTACCAGCAATAATACCAAACTTAATCATTGCGATAAAGGTTGCTTCATTACATAATCCACCATACATTGGTAGACAAAAATGAATATGTTGCTTGCGTAAAAACTCTAGCGCGTCTGGTGGTAAACCAAATGTATCTTGTGGTGCCGATTGATTAATTTGTTCTGTCATTGACTCTTTCCATTAAGTGTAGATATTATTATATATCTATAGTATAGAGTATAACAAAATTTTTATGTATTGTAAAGAACTCGATTAATATTGCCAGCAGAAAAATTTGTAATATGTGCACGGCACCAAACAAAGTTGCCAAAAAAATTATAGCTGTATGTTCCGCTTACCGCATTAGTACCATCACCGAGTGATGTACTTGATACATCAAACCAATCTGTTTCAGCTGGATTAGTTGCTAGCGTAGCTTGAAATTTTAAAACTCCAACAAATGCTGATAAACTGTATGTTACTGTATGCAATCCATCAGTATAACCATAGTAACCATTGCCTTTAAATTGATTGCTACTCCAAGTAGCACTCGTACCATCATATGGCGGATAAACTTGTCCGTACTGTATTGAACTTAACACTACTTGTGGTAAACTAGCCATTATTATTCTGCTTTTTCAACTTCAACAATTATATTATTGCCAACTAATTCCTGAACAA